TAATTTACTCTTTATACAAACACATGAAAAACCCAATCCTTATTGCAATATCTATCCTAGCACTCCTATGTGGTGGGTTATACTACCATATGAATGTAATGGCTAAGTTTGAAACACTAGAGTCACAGACTCTATCAGGACAACTAGAAAGCGTTAAATCAGAAGCTAGAAGACTGGAGAAAGAAAAGCAAGAGTATGAAGCTATGAAGGTAGAGGACAAACTACAAGATCTGTACGAAAAGAGCAATCAGCTTAAATCGCTACTCAATACAGGTTCGGGTTTTCAAAAGTAGAGGCGAAACTACAACCTAAACCTACTAGTATCGAGCATAAAACTGATATTGGTACAAAAAAACCACCTGTAAACTCGGGAAAAGTAAAACAAGTGGTAGCTATTACTACAAAAAACGAAGAGAAAAGCAAGCCTGCACCTCAAGGAAAGTTGCAATGTCATCATAATTGATTTACAAACGACTCATTGGCTCAACAGTACATTCAGTACGCCTGTGAGGTTAGTAATTACGATGTGGATTTCATTCTCACTCTCCAACATGAAAACGGGAGCCGAGATACAAAGAAACAAAGCAATGTTGTAAGTAACGGAGTAAGAGAGCCTAGCTATGGACTATGTCAGATGCACTATAGATTTCACAAGAAGGATGTCTATGAAAATCTACCATATAGCAGAATAGGAGAAAGCAGATACCTGAATGATTGGAAGTATCAAATAGAGACTTGTTGGAATAAATACAAAGCAGGCACTACGTTCTATGGGTATTTCTACAGGTATAGTAATAATAAATGACTTATACAGATATGAAATAAATGGTACTAACCTTTCACATCATAACCACCCTACTACATGACTATAGAGAAACTAGAATACACTCGAACGGACGGATCATACAGCCCATCTAGTTCTGCTGTCATCGGAAAGCTCAACGAGATCATAGACCACCTAAACAGCAAAGAGGTTTTTCCCGACACTGGTAAAAAGGTAGAAAGCAACAGGGGTGCAGATTTAACCCCAGTTCCCCCTGTAACAAGTACAATAGAGGAGCAAATCAATCAAATAGAAAATATTATACGTAATTGAGGATTGGCGGCTGGAGCGGATATTCTTACAGTAAAATGAGAGAAATGACTAAAACAATTGTTGTCCTCACTCTCTCCTATACAGAAGAAGCGGAGCGAAGATGAGATAACAGAATACTGCAAGAAAAAATGTTACTGATTACAGGATTTGTGTGCAATTAGTCAATTTATGCAAGACCACAATCTACTGCAAGAATAGAACCCTTTATATCCTCTACCTACCAAATGAATATATACCTATGAAACTTATCAATAAATGATACAGAAATAAGATTATGATTGGAAGAATGAGTCATACAGAGTTTTGTAGAAAGCTCTTGACTTGTACACGTACAGCAAACATCAGAAATAAGCAGTACAAAATGATGATTCCACGTGTTTGATATGCCATTCCAGTTTAAGTGTGATAGCAAAGAAACTGCAATGAAGTTTTACGAATATCTATCAGACAAAGAAATAAAATGAACCGTATGATTTTCGTATTAGCTTTTACCTACTCAATACGCACAATGAAAATACTGATAGCATGTGAGGAGAGCCAAGCCGTATGTATAGCATTCAGAGAGCTATGATTTGAAACATACAGTTGTGATATTCTGCCGTGTAGCTGATGACATCCAGAGTGGCATATACAAGGCGATGCAATAGCGGAAGCATATAGTGGAAAGTATGATATGATGATCGCACATCCACCATGTACATATCTATCAAATGCTTGAGCATGTAGGCTATATCCAAAGAAATGACAGCTTGACGAGGTAAGGTATAATAAAGGACTAGTTGCAAAAGATTTCTTCATGAAGCTGTACGATGCACCCATAAAATACATAGCTGTAGAAAATCCTATCCCTACAAAAGTCTATGGATTGCCAGAGTATACACAGATTATACAACCATATGAATATGGGCATCCATATAGTAAAAAAACGTGTCTGTGGATTAAATGACTTCCGATGTTACAGCCTACTGATGTAATAACAGAACATGTTGTAAGCCGAGTATCTGGTGGAAGTAAAGACCACCTAGGGAACCAAAGGAAAAACTTAGGTATGAAATTCAGAGATTCGTTAACAAGGAGCAAAACATTCCCGTGAATAGCAAAAGCAATGGCACAACAACGATGAGACTATCTTAGATCACAATAGAATACATTTACCTCTCTCACCTACTACTCTACAATGGAACTCATTATATACATTCTAAGATACATAACATATTCCGTAGCGCTGACAGCATGGATTATTGTAGTATTTAATTTTCTATGGGAGATGCGAGTATCATCTCAAATGAGAAAGAAACTACACTTAATACCCAAGATACGAAAGTTGATACGTGAGACCGAATAGATTTTACCCTATAGCCCTACTCTACCAATGCCAACTGCTCCATTACCAACAATTGCAGACATAATAAGAACTCTAGGTGATTTGTATGTAGTACCTACGGAAAAGAGTGAAAAGCCCAAGAAAACACCACGACAACGCTTTATCCAGTTATTCCAATAGAAGATGTCAATAATATGTGAATGCCATTTATCATCATATTATAGGAAGAAAAAAGCAGGGCATGAAGAGGATTACTGTAGAAAAGTTAACAAAGCATGAGGTATGAATAAATGAAGGTGAAAAATACAGATACTTATACTGACATATTGACCTCCAAAAGTGAGTAGGTCTGCCGTAAACAATAGAATACATCGTGGACGAGATGAGATGTCGGCATTATATACTCCACATATTAAAAAAAGCTGACCTTCCCTGGTGCTTGGGAAGTAAAACCGTGACAATACGTTACTTTAGATACTAATATACATGCGGATGGCAGTAAATACAGACCCAACAATATCATTCTGAGATATTTTGAGAATCAAAAAAGCTATGGAAGAAATTACTATGGCGTTAGGAAAGAAAAAACTACCAGTGAAAACATACTACGCTATAGTAGACATATTACAGAAGTATTTTGCGAAGTAGCTTTATATATTTATTCCAACAGAGGATGGCAGATGAAGAATCACCACAGGCAGATAAAGAAAATATAGCCGAAGAGATGCGATATGTTGAACAGCTGGAGAAGGAGGCGGAATATCAAGCACAACTACTCGAGTATAATACGAACCCCCACAAGTACTAGTAGCTTTATATATTTATATATTGTAGGATGGAAAACGCAGACATGAATATACTAGCTAGAGCGTTATGAATACTTTGTATAGATAAATCGTGAGTAAATGGAACTCTTGAAAAAATGGGTATAACATCGGAAGAGCTAGAAGAGAGATATATTGTGATATTTACATCTATAGCAAAAAACGAATCATGCAACTAGACAAACAACTGACACCCCTCCCCCAAGCACGCAGACTTGATGAGCTAGGGTTTAAGGGAGAGAGCCACTATAGATATATGCAATTCCCATACTGAGAATTTGAAGATATAGAAGACGTGCCGTTTGAGTGAAAATACTGTATATCCGAGTCAACATATGTAAATAGTGTATGTGATTGAACAGATGATTTTGCCGCCTATTCCGTTCCAGAGCTGATGGATGCGTTGCCAGCTGTTGTGATGAAAGATAACGAAAAGTATTTCTTGACAATAGAAAAGCAAGTAAGGTATGATGATGCAAGAGAATATTATATATTTTATGAGAATAACATAAAAGACTGTCTTTGTGACGAACTAAGCACCAACCTCGCAGAAGCACTATCTGACATGCTCATACGATTGATAGAGAACTGACTTTATATTGTAAATAAGGAATAACCATGAATAACATAACAACATTCTTCATTCTCATAGCGATATTGATGAGCTATATTTCTATTCGAATAAATAAAAATACAGATGACATACAAACAGACCGACTCGTTAGAAATAGTGAGAGTATAAATAGTATGTGCAATGGGAAATAGTGTTTTATATTGTAAACAAGGAGCAATGAAACCAACACGAGAGCAAATAGAACTTTGCGTCCTTCAGATGATGCAGGAGGATATATATAAGACAAAACTAGAAGATGTCATATGATTGCTATCCCCTGACGTATACAAGCCAATCATAACGGTATTTGATTGTCTATATCCTCTTCGTGTTATATATCCCGAAATACATGATTGTATAAGCTACTGGTGGTATGATTGTGATTGCTTCCCCGACAAGATAGGAAAGGTGCAAAATAAAGAGGGAGAAGTGTTGGAGATACAAGCAAGAAGTTTGAAGAGCTTGGAAAAGTATTTGATACGAGAGAACGTAGTCACTAGTGAGGAATAGGGTTTTATTTTGTCAGGCATCTAATGAACGTAAAAGTAAGATATAGTGTCTGAGATTTGGTTCAATGGCACATGTGAGTCAAGGAATACAAGGTCATATGATACGAGTACATACACAAGAGATGAGTTAGATATATACTCATAGATGAGACAGATAAATGGAGCTATGCGTATGAGTTTGAAATAAAAGGCAAAAAATCTGAAAATACTATAGGATTTGTTATTACATAGGGTTTTATTTTGTAGAGATATGACGATGAGAGTGTTATCACTATTTGACTGAATGAGCTGTGGCATGATAGCACTAGAACGTGCAGGAATTACAGTAGAAAGGTATTATGCAAGCGAGATAGATAAAAATGCAATACAAGTGTCACATAACAACTACCCTGACATTGTGAGACTATGAGATGTAAACAACTGGAGAGAGCGAGATATATGAGAAATAGATATGATTATAGGTGGTAGCCCATGTCAAGGGTTCTCTTTTGCAGGGAAACAACTGGCATTTGATGACCCAAGAAGTAAGTTATTCTTTACTATGGTTGACATCATAAATCACTACAAGCCAAAGTATTTCCTCCTAGAAAATGTTGTTATGAAGAAAGAGTACCAAGACATTATTAGTGAATACCTATGAGTACAGCCAATAGAGATAAATAGTGGACTCGTATCAGCACAGAATAGGAGGAGGCTCTACCGAACGAACATACCTGGTGTGGCACTTCCACAAGATAAAGGTATTGTGCTGAAAGATATACTCCTCCCCGAATCATATACAGAATATGATAAATCGTATGCATTGACTGCATCGTATAATGGAGATGTACTACGAAATTCTGTCGATAGATGCCAAAGAACTATGGCGCGAAACAAGCCGATCAGAGTAGGCAAGTTTTGAAAATGATGACAGGGGCAAAGAGTGTATAGCATAGATGGGAAGAGTGTCACACTATCTGCACAGTGAGGATGAGGGTGAGCACAGACGTGACTATATGAAATCTCATGATATGCTAGGAAACTAGAACCTATAGAATGTGAGAGATTGCAAACAGTGACAGACGATTACACCATATGAGTATCAAAAAACGAAAGACGTAAAATGCTAGGGAATGGACGAACAGTAGATGTAATAGCACACATATTTTCATACCTATCCTAGTCAATCTATCAGGTAGAACAGTGAGTGGCAGAAAAGACATTATGTATTGCACGTCGACCTAGGGGCGTTTCTTGCAAGATACTGAAGGGTGACATTGGAAATCCCTTCCTCACTACTCTGCCTGATGAGTTACTACAGACACTCTACTATATACAGTACACAGTAAATACTTTATACTAAAATGTTACTATATAATGTTATAGTAACATTTTTTGTATAAAAAAAGACTACGCTATGGTAGCCTCTTGCTTTCTATGTTTGGGAGTCAATACTCATTTCTATACGTCTTTGCATACCCTATGGTCTCTTCTGTCTGATAAATACATACCACATTACACATATGTACAATGTCTATATACTAAAGTTTATCAACTCGCCTACCGTCCTTATATTCTATCGTTCGCCTACCTCTCTCGCCCCTGTATAGTATCTTGAGTACGGTGAGAAGCCAAACTAGGCATTTTTTGAGCATATTTATGATCTATATACGAGTAAATCGTTCATCATTTTCATCACTCCATCAATTCCGAGGTAGTTTGTGTAATGGAACTTCATCTTTCCTGTGTTTGCAGCGAGTACCCATGCAACTACCGACTCAGAAAAGTTTGGAGTAAATAGGAGTGGGTATGCTTTCTCGATAGCGTTCGCCTCTACCTCTGTCATGTGTGGTGGGATAGTGATCTCTGTCATGTGTTCTGTTGGGTAATAGATAAATGATTGTGGGTATAGTTGTTTTGCATCTAGTAACTCCTTGTAGTTTCGTATGTCTATAGTATTGTGTGGGAGTCAGCCGTTGTAGTTCTCTACGATAGCAGTCCAGTCAATCTTTTCTGCCGTGAGACCTGCAAGGCTCCTACAGTGTCCGTAACCATCCTTCCCTCGTGGTGCAGAGATCAGCCCATCGTCTATATCCTTTCTATATTTTATATTTACCTTGCTCCCAAACTGGACCATGTACCTGCTTTTCATATAATCAGCACTGTCAGCAATAGGCACTGGTAGTTTCACTCGTTTCTGTTCGGGGTGTTTCTTGTTGAGATAGTCCACGACCATATCACCTGCCCTAGATAGATACATTCCTACTTTGTCAGTTCGTCCGTATGATGGTGCTGTGTCTCTCATATACTGGAAGTCCTCGTCTGTTCGATCTATCCCCCAGTTGTTTGCTATACACGTCATCACACCATACCAGCAACACCCTCGTGGGTCTTTGGGTCTTTGGTTGTACGATATTTTCCTTTCTTTGTATGAAAAAAGAGGGGCAGGAATACTTGACGTATCGCCCCCCATCATATAATCATACTCAAAATCACTTTCTATCGCACCGCCTACAATATCTTTATCGTCCATATACTTTTGCAGTTCGTAATAAAGCTATGATAAACACTATAATCCCTAGTGGGTAGCGTTTCTCCCCTCTATACTGTATCGGGAGTTCACGTTTCATTAGATGATAGATTTATTTAGATCTTTGTAGTCCATAATTTTCTTGAGTGCGGCAGCGACTACAGAGAGAATAATAGTAGCCGTTGTGGGTGAAACATGCTGTTCTACAATACCACGCAATCCCTCAATGTTTGCCAAGAGATGTGCAGCAATAGCTGTCGCCCCTATATACAAACAGTGTAATGCAAAGCTCTTTCGATCAAATGTTTTCATGGTTCTATATAATAGAATATAAAGACTATTTTTGAGATTGTAGTTGTCACAATGTCTTTTCTAGTAACTTGTTCATCAGTGCGAGTATGCTGTTTAGTACTTTGCTCATAGCATCCTGTTCCGTGATGTCTTTCCCAGTTGCGAAGACTAGTACGTTCTGGATAGCGGAGATTGCCTCAGCAACACACATAGTAGCAAATATAACAGATGTAATAGCATCACCGCTCCCCTTCTGGACTGCTTCAGCTGCCATATGTACAGTCAACGGAACAAGCATCATCAATGCTTTGCTTACTACCCCATACCACATACTACGGCTCCTTAGTCTCCCCATACGGAAAGCACGCAAAGTACCTGATAGTGTATCAATAGCCCAAAGAGTAAGGAGCAATTGAAATACAAGCTCGTGGTGTCCATAGAACCCAGCTAGAAATCAGCATATAGCGTAGGAACAAGTCTTAATAGCGTTTATCATTATACAATAGGTTCTTCAGTAGACAAAGGTTCCTCAGTCGTAGGTTCTTCGACAACAGGTGGTAATTCTCTAGTAAATCAATTTTCTTGGCATATCATATCAATAACATAGTCGTCATTCTCACCCCGAAGCTCTGTTTGTTCCGATGTTAATGGATATTGTTTTTCAAATACCTCCCCACCAGTCGATACCTTACAAGTCACTATAACTTGTTTATTTATAGAGTCATAGCCCCACATAGAGTATACCTCTATAGTTGCTTGCTCTGTAACGGCAGGCTTTGTGATTGTTCCTTCTAAAATCATTGTATGTCGTTATGGATAAATTATTGTTGCTTTGCTTGCTCCGATGCCTGCGCCTCTTCCATCTTTGCTCTGATTTCTGCGTTTACTCTTTGCAATTCCTGTTGTATAAGCTCGCTTTGTGCGATGAGATCGTAAGCTCTTGCCTTGAGTTCCTTGATTTCTTCTTCTAGTGTCATGGTTATATAATGATAAATTAAATCGATTGTATTTCTTCCCACGCAGCGTGTGCATATAGATATAGTTTCCTTTTTTCAGTATCGTACACTATCAATCCTTCTTCTAGTGACGGTATTGTATTCCTTTGATCAGTATTCATGCGAGGAGGGAGAAACCCTCTCTCTTCCGACCTTAATTCTAAAATAGCACAATCTAGCGGAGCAGGAGTTCATATCCCAACCGCTTTTGCAGTCATTCTCATAATCTCACTTTCCGTGCTCTCAAATACACAAGTAAATGCAAGCTCTCAAGCAACTGCTCATGACGTATGATTTTGGTGTATCCCTGCTATCCTAGAGCTATATGTATTAGTATTTATAGAATCACGAGTTGCAAAGGCTAAGGATGAGAAATTACCATTAGTAGTCCTTGTATTATCAATCCACGCCTCCGCTACATTTGCTATTCATGGAGTATATACAGTACCATCTGATCTCATCGTATGTAATATCCTTTGTGGGGCAGTACCGCCTATCGCCACGTTGTTATCGAATGTAATAGTGCCACCTGCTGCTTTCGTAGTGAAAGCTAGTGTTAACACTTCAGTATTACCTATAGTTACTACCTGATTTGGCGCTGTACCAGTGATAGTAACCCATGTATTTCCACTCACAGGATCTCTAAACACCGCACTGTATACTCTAGGTGTTCGTAAGTCTCATACGTTACTAACGTATGTAAGTGCAGCACCTGCGTTGTTTTGTACCTCAAATATATTAGATGTTTGTGTTGTTCCCGCTCTTACAAATACTCTCCTATTTGCTTGTCCAGAACCTTCTCCAAAAACTAGATTGTGTAAGTTCAATTGGTTGCTTCATCAGACAGTCAATGGGGTTGCGTTGTGTCCGATACCTACATTATTACTAGCCGCAGGCCATGAACCACTAGATATAATATATCCTCCCAGCAACACGTTATTACTCGAACTTGTTGTAAGATTTGCCCCAGAGAAATATCATGCTGTAATATTCAAACTTCATGTTGTAACGCCTTGTAATGATGACCTCGTGAGAACAGTATTGTAACTTCCAGTAGTCAATGAATACCCTGCGGCAGATCCTATCAATGTATTATCTATCGCCGTAGTCATAGAGTTACCTGCGGTATATCATATAATAGTGTTATTACTTCCAGAATTGATAAGCCTACCTGCCCTATATCATACCAATACATTAGCACCACCAGTTGTGATAGAGTTACCTGCCTCAAGCCCAAACGCTGTGAGTGATGAATGCAAGAACATTGCTCTTGTCCCATTCAATGTTATGAATCTGTTGGTGGTGTCGATTTTATCATATATTGTCCTTTCTGCTGCCGCTCATGGTATTGAAGCATCTGGTAATGAATCGACAAATGTTGTAGCTACATTATTTGCAAGCGTACCAACAACGGAACCATAACTACTACCTTCACCAACCTTGTTTCTGTATATTTTTCTTCCTATCACTGTCGGGTCTGTACTGATTGGTATTCCTGCTATACTTACAATCTGATTTCAAGCTGTAGTTGTTACTGATACAGCATTACTTGCAGTAGTTTCTCATATTGTACTGTAGAAAGTTACCCTATAATAGTATTGTCATATCTGCAACGCAGTACCAGTAGTAGGCGTGAGAGTGAACCCTCATCCCAACACAGGCGCAGGGACAGTCGATAGATTCAATCCTATGTTTGTTGTGATACCATCAGTCAATGCAGAACCCCATACATCCAATTTATGAGTTGGTGTTGTTCTACCTATAGCAACTTTCCCATCAGCCAATACTCTAACTCTTTCAATATTGTTTGTTCTTACAACTAATGGTTGTGCATCCGTTGTACCTATGAAGTCTGTGACTGGATCAGTTCAAGCATTACCTGTGAGTCATCGTCAACTAGTGCCTCCACCTCATATAGGAGATCCATCAGGCTTACATACAACAAGTCCGTATTTTGTCGGGTCACTTACTGATTGCACAACAGAAGCAACTAAATTGTTGCCTTCACCGTCTACTATAGCTTTTCTGACTGTTTCTTTAGACATCTGTGCCGTCGGCATTAAGAACTACAATACCCTTTTTTGTCGGGTCAGAAAGGAGCTCCACAACAGAAACGAGATTCCCCGTTTCCTCGCCGTCTACAATCGCTTCTCTTTCTGTCTCCGACATGTAATTGTATTATAGATTAAAGTCTTTGTCTAATTCATCAATATCACTCTTTTTGATACCTTTCTGTTTCATAAGCACCAAGAACTTAAACTTTTCATCCTGGAACTCTGATATTTTTTTATTGATTGCAAGCTCTTTTTCCTCAATAACCTGCATAAGTTCTTTACTCTTTGTGTATGTTGCCTCCGTTTCTGCCTTTTTCTCCTCTATCTTTTGTAGCTTGTTGGCAACGTCATTTTCTTTCATGTATATCTCCTCGCCACGCTTTATAGCATCAAGATACATAGTATTAGCATCATTTGTTTTCTTTTCTACCTCGGCCTTGAGAGTAGTATATCTATCTGTGTCTTTTTTCAAAACAATTTGTTGCTTTTTAAGCTCTTTTTCTCCTGCCTCCAGTGCTAGTTCCCTAGACTTTACGCTTTCCTCCATATCTCTTATCTGAGACACCTTGAAATTATACGATTCTGCATATTCTGTATTCTCTTTCTTTATTCTTACATTTTCTTTTAGAAGAGTTACATTGTCCTTTGATAAATCGTCATGTGTTTTTTGTAATTCTTTTATCTTTTTTTGTAGCATTTCTTTCTCTGCTTCTAGTTGTGCATTTTCTTCTGTGTATTTTGCAAGTTGCTCATTTTTTCTACTATCACAAGCCAGTTTGTCGCTGTTTATTTTAATAGTTTCTGAGTCTCTCCGTGTTTCAAACGTAGATCTTTCTTGCTGCAGACCAGAACGCAAAGAATCTATAGATTTCTCTACAGACTTTTGTTCCTGTTGCTTGTTTACTATATCAGTCACAAGAAAATTATACTCTACCCTCATAGGTTCTATCTTAGCCGTCAATTCCGTATACTCTTGGTATAGCTTCAATAGGTCTTTATCCATAGTTGGTATTAGCTGTAAAGCTCGATTTTCATGTTAGCAGTTGATCCAGATGCATTTGTTACATAAATATTTGTAATTTTCAGCCCCTGTTCTGCTCTTGTCCATTTCTTTGGTGATTCTGATGATGTCATCACAATAGCTGGAGCAGTTGTACTATTGAAACGGATAGTTACTGTTTGGTCTGTTGTGATACTACAGAATGTAGCTGTTGTAAGATTAGCAAAAAGCTCTGGGTTGTTTTGTTTCATATCTCTATTTGTTTGTCCAGTTGCTACTGTAGTAGATACAGCATCGTATACACTGTTTACTGCGTCGATAGTTGTCATAGTTGTAAGATTAAATAATAAATCATTCAGCAATAGCCTTGTTCTTGAGTGAGTCACCCTTTAGTAACTGATACCCTTTCACTCACTTTTCTTTGAGGTATGCTTTCGCTGCATCTGCATCGAACTCTACCACATCTACTTCTACTTTTTCTTCTTTCGCTTGTTTTGCTTCTACTACGTTTCTTTTTGCATAGTATACGCTCCCCACCTTGTCCATCTTGCTTTCCCACTTAGGATCTACTAGCGTTTCTAGGTGTGCAAAGTTCCCATTTTCATCAATGTATTTTACTAACATGTGTAATTGTAAAGAATAAATACATTCGGGGGAGGTAGTTCCCCACCCCACCCTATGTAGTCATACTACTATGCGTTGTATGTGTCACATCTTACTGTAACGTCTACCATCTTGTTTGCATCTTCTGTAAATGTTTTTACACCGAAGAGTACACCATTGAGATAGTTCTTCCCGAGTTGGAGTTGTTTTTGAACCTCAACGATAGACGGCTTTCTTTGGATAACCAATGATGGAGATCCTACAATACCGAACAAGTTATGTTGGAGTTGGAGAGATGCAGTCCATACATCAGCACCAGCAGTCAATGTCTCAGCAGTATCCAATACGCCAATACCTCTTGCGGTAACTGTAAGTGTATCAGCTGTATTGTCGTTAACAGCAGTGATAGTGTTCTGGAATGTTCTCAAAGAGTTACCAGTCAACGCTACACCAGTAGCTGTAGTTGTAGCAGGCGCATTGATGAGAGTAGCAACATTTGCTCTTGTAGCATCAGCAGAAGCCCCAATCAACACATTACCAGCAGTTGTACCAATAGCAGCAACAAATGTGAATACTTGTGTTCCTACCGTGATAGTATCACCAGCTGTAGGGTTTGTAGCCATACCGAGTACAGCAGTAGAAGTCAATTGGTTAGATACGTAGAACTTGAAGCCCATGTACATACCAATATATCCGTTTTCACCTACCTTGTCACCTCCTACTGTTTCTCTACCTTCAACGTATTGAACGATAAGCTCCTCAACTTCTGGAGAGATAACGCCGTACTTGTTATTAGAAGAAACATTCTTTTTTCTGAATGATTTGTTAACTCCTGATAGCATAGCAACAACACCAGTTGTAGCGAGTGTTCCAGCAGAAACAACTGATCCAGCATTGAGAGCTTCAGCGAGAACGTAAGCATCTACCAAGTTAGACAACGCCTCACCTGAATCGCGCCCGTATCCCATAGCCTGGTCGTATGCAGACTGGATAGAATCAAACTCATGGTAGTCAAACGCTGTACCAAATTGCTTGTCGATAGTCAAGAACTCATCAACATTTGTAAGGTCTGCCAATGTCATGTCAGTTCCTCTAGTGATGATCTGAGCTGTAAGTGCTCCTCTTCTTGTTTTGTGGAAAACGTCACCGTCTTTCATTTGTGCTTCAGCTGACATACCAGCGATTTTTGAAGCTACGTTTGTCTTGTAGAATACTTCTTGTTGTTCTTTTGCCCAGATCTCCTTGAAATCTGAATTAAAGTTATTAGGCATGGTCTATAAATAGTAAGAATTAAATGGATCTACCTCTTGAAAAGTTAGTAGATTGTCCTACACCATTCTTAGCTTTCCATGCTGAGTATTGCTCAGGTGTCATATTAGCAATATCTAGGGCTTTTTCTTCACCCTTTCCACTGCCTACAACATCTCTTTGCTTCGCTTTGGATAGCTTGTCTGATGATAGGAAGTTATATTTGACAATGATGTCTTCAATGGCACTATTGTCTACTTCAGCAATTTTACGAATAGCAGTCTCATGCTGTTTGAGTGACGGATTCAAGTCGATAAGCTTGTCAAGTTTAGAAGCCTCTCTTTCCTTTGAAAGACGTGCTTCAATCTCTGCTTGCAAGTCGCTTTTCTTCACATACCCTTTCTGTGCGATGAATTGGTCAGCTAGTTCCTCTTCCGACAAGTCTCCTTGTGGTTTTCTTTCTAGTTCTGCCTTTGCTTTCGCTAGTTCTTGAGCTTTGCGAGTGTAATCAGATTGTCTCAGATACCCTTTTTTGAGCTCCTCGATGTCGACCATCTCGCCGTTAATTTCAATTTGTTGGGTGTTCTCCTGGTTTTCACCAGCCGAAGTTTGATCTTCAAGATCAAGTGTTTCTGTAGAGTCCATTTGTGTAATAATAAGTGTTAAATACCAATGTCGAGCAACATATTATCAAGGTACGATAGGAATCTAGTAGCTAGCTTGAGTTCCGCCTGTACTGCCAATATGTCTCACTTCGTCATGGTTGCTAGTCTGCTTTCGCATGCTTCTTTCTCTCTTGCTCGGTAGTTACGAATAGCCCCGAACCCTTGAGTCATTGCGATAGCTTTTAGTGCATCTCTTTCCTGTTGGTATAGATCCCAAGCAGCGTCTTTGGAGTCAATGTATTGCTCCCTAGAACGTCTGTCAGAATCTAGTAGGTCGATAATACTCATCTGATTGCATCAAGAACTAAATGCTGTATGGACTTACATCTTGCGAATGCCAAGTGTTAATGATCTATGCTCCTGCTGTCATGTTGCCTTGTGCAACCTGCTCTGTAATAGCAGCAGCATCTGTTGGTTGTTGTGGTGGTCATTCTAATGGTGATGGTTCTCCCATAGGCGGTCACATCATTTCTTGCATCTGTGGTGCTTTCAAGTAGTTTTTAGAATCGTTGTTCTCAAATGTTTGTACTGTGTCCGTTCGTAACGCCTCCATATCCACTGGTATACCTGCTTGCATAGCTTGTAGCCCCATATTGAACTTGGCAATGGTGTCATCTCTCCTGTCCTCGATACTATCCATTGAGCTTGATCCTATCTCTACTCTGATCTCGTATTTCTTGATAGCATCTACTATCGCTTCCTTATTCATCTCCCAGAATCATTCGTCACCTATTTTCTTAATGACGAGGTTCTCCTCTATGTTCTCAGCGGTCTCTTGTAATAGTTTGTATGCTAGGTTCTCTAACCCCTTTTCGAAATGTTTTCTCACCTCCTCAATAACAGTATTGCTTTCAAACATCTTTATTCTAGCACCTGTTGCCGTGTTTGTCAGTGAGTTTTGATTTCTAGGGTTACTTGTATCAATGGTAAACGTCACCGCCTGGATCTGTCTTTCCATATCGTTCTGCTCTGAGAAGTATCCGCTATTGATGTCCCTATATGGGATCTCTCTGAAATAGTTGTCTACCTCCTGCATGCTCTTTGTGGTTGGGATGATCGCACCAGGTTTGCTGATAAGGTCTCTTGGGTTGATCCCACTATTTGGATTATAGAAGAACGATCTATTCAATGCGTGGTTCATATACTCACTCTCGCTATTCTTCTTGAAGTTCATAACTTTCTGCAACCCCATCATTGGTTCAACGAATCCCCATGAAAGCATTGTTTCCGTATCCTCGAAACATCTAATAAGCTCGAATGGCATGAAAGATATTTCTTTAGCTGAGATGACGATTAAGTCCTCCACCACACAAAACTCATACAATCTTTCTTCGTCCTCTAGTTCATACAACCCATAGTATTTCTTGAGAGTCAATGCGTTTTTGTCTACTCACTTTGTCATAGATACTGCATTGATACCAGCGATGGCTTGTACCCTCTCCTTGTATGATGTGACATCTTTTGTGAAGTCTGCCAGCTCTGGGATCGCTTCGATCTTGTCTAGATTGATATACTTCCCCTTTGTTGCTTTCAGCTCTGACAATCTCACACCGTTCACCACCTCAATGATAGCAGGTGCATCACCAAACACTTTGTATCTAGGATCGTAGTATAGGTCAGTCCAACTAGTAGCGTCTATCGTTGGGTACTGATTATATACAAACTCCTTGATCTCTTTTTCTACTTTCTCTACTTTCTCCTCGCCGTTCTCGTCAATATATACTCTCTCTTTGTTGGTTGCTACTTCCGTCCTTCCCAGATCATACTTGAACTTGATTTTGGCGAATGCGTTACCATACACAATCATATTCTTTGCCCATAGTCTAGCTGGTTCTGTCAAGTTGTATTTATCGAACACAGTAGAGAGATAGTCCTTCACAGCAGACGACTGCATCTGTAGTGTTTCAAGTCTTGCTGCTCTATCCTCATCAGTCTCGCCCTCTGGTCAGTCTAGGATAGTGTCAGGCTTACTAGATACAAGCCACTTAGGGTTCTTACTCATTATTCTAGGTAATATCTTGTTTACTACCTCGTGTGCTTTGTTTACCTTGAGTGTTGTTTTCCAGTCTGCCTCCTTTGCTTGTGTGAAAGTGGAATATTCTTTATACACCTCAAAACATCTGCCATGATAATTCAACAATCTATCTTTATATGTAGAAAATGTATCAGCAACATACTTGACGACATCCTCTTGTTGTGTTTGTGATAGCTTTAACTTAATTGCCATGTGTTGTCATCTCATATAAATATAGGTGCTCCGAACTGGTCGTATTTTATCTGGAATGATTGCTGTTTGTTTAGTCCTGTATTTGGGTGCAGTTCGTACATGTTGTATAACATCTGCAAACTGTCTATTCTATCATCATGCTTACCCTTTGGAAACCTTAACAACTCGTTCTCCATATCCTGCATATCACGTCTATGATAGATGTGTCAGTTGTAGTACAATGGGATTAGCTTTCTTATCTTTTGTTCTTTGTCGCCTGTCTGCCTGATCTCCTCGATCATAACCGACAATCACTTTTTCTCCAGCTCTGCCCTCAAGTTAAACGATATGATGGTCTGTGCTGCTACCGCTTCAATACCTATCTTCTCTGGTCTGTATTTCCTGTTGTGGTATAGTATCTTCTCTTGTAGTTCTTGTGGGTCGAACTTTCCAGCCGTCACCTCCAATACATACAAGTCCATACCTTTGAACATCCCAGTTATGATAGATGAGTTGTCCGCTGTTTCTTTCTTGCTGAACGCAGGATCTACCGCAGTAAACACTCTTCCACCTGTAGGCTCTTCGTTGTAGTATCTAAACCATTCCTCGTGGAACTCTTGTGTGAGCTTGTTTGTAGGCTCTTGCATCATCTGGGTGGCAAATGTCATTGGGTTCTCCTTCTGCATCTCTAGCAACTTCCATATAGGGAAACGATCTTCAAAAAAGCTCTTTCCGTCTATGATTGCTGGTATGATTAGTTTCTCCCATTTCTCACCTGTCCCCTCTGCTTCAGCTTCCAGCAAATGACCTGTGAGATCGTTGTCGTGTAGCCTCTGCATGATGATAACCGTTGCTCCCTCTGTTTTGTTGTTGTGCCTACTCTTGATAGTATTATGATAATTGTTTATCACCTTTTTTCTCATCACTGGACTATCAGCCTCCTCAGGGTTTTGCGGATCATCAATAATAATGATGTCAGCCCCCTTACCTGTGATTGTACCCTGTGAACCAGTAGCATAGTATTGCCCACCCTCCACATTCGTCCAATGTTGTCTAGTATTCTGATCTGCCTTAAGCTTTTCTCTTCTAGGGAACACACTCAAGAACGTCTCACTGCTATACATATCCCTTGCCCCTCACGAGTTATCCTCAGCAAGTCACGCAGAATATGAAATAGAGATAAACTTTTTTTGGGAGTCATGACCCATACACCATACTGGGAATGCCTTTGAAACAATCTCTGTTTTGAGTGATCTAGGAGGTATGTTTATGATGAGTCTTTTGGTCTCTCATAGATACACCTTCTCTAACGCCCTGCATATCTCCTCGATATGCCAGTTCTCATTGAGAGTTTCTTTCTTCTCATGCTTCCAATAGTATTTAATGAACTCATACAGCGACCCCCTCTGTTTTTCTGTTCTTTCTTCGATGGATCTTATGATGAGTTCTTGGTGTATCGCTTGAGTGTTCATAGACGTGTTCAAGTTAAAAGTATATTATACATATATCGTTTTTTTCAAAGGTTTTTATTCAACACTATATACTATACTAAGCCGTATAATACCAAAGATGACTAACAACATTATTCTGATATATTAGAAGGTAAACCACCTCATTTATTTCATAACGCATATCATCACAATCCCAAGCTTCACCATCATAGTGCTTTAGCTTTTGCAGGATTTCTTTTGATCCATCTCTTAAATGCTGTGCTTCCTTCCTCTTCGATCTTCGTAGAGAGATTGTCACGTAGTCTATATAGCATAGATTGTTTTGCTAGGCTAGAGCTAACTGCTCCTTCCCCTGCATACTTACCAACAACGCCGTTTACTTCGTCACCCATAGCAACAATAGCATCTCTGAGCGGTTTGTCTGCCCCTTCTAGTAGTTTCTTGACGTACTTGTCCTGGTAGAACTCTTTTCTAGCTGATAGAAGCCCATACGCTGAATCGTCTTGCTTGTCTAGGTATTTTTTGAATACTTCAACTGCCCTCTTGTATGACTTTTGCACGTCGCCTACTACCTCTACAGGCAATTCCATTGTATCTATTCTGTTTACCACCTCAGACCTAGGCACTGCTACCTTAGCTTTTCTCACTATACCAAGTAGCTTGTTTGCTTCGTTCCCTATCTCTACGTTTACCCTGTTCATATTCGTGGCAATCGTCTTTCTAGGATTTAGTATCGTTTGTGCCGCTTCTGCCATCTTCTTTTCTGCTTTGCTTGCTAGTGCTGATACAGTACCAAATAGATTTGTTTTAGTAAGTCATTGCTCACCTCTACTTGCCATCTCTCTTGCTGTAAGTTTTGGCATCACCAGCTTTTCTGTTTGCTTGAGCGTTCCACCTTTCACACCGACACCTTGTATTCATCTTGCAGCTGATCCGAATGCTGAGCTTGTAGCCAGTTCCCTTCGGTTGGCGTTCCTGCCTTCGGTGACTTGTGCTCCTATCTGTGCGCCAATAGCCCCCTCGCCTGCTCCTATAGCCATTCTGCCAAGTGTTCCTACTGATCTAATAGGTGCTCCCGATGGAGTCAACGCCATGACTGCTGCCGTTTTACCTACTTCCGTACCACCTTCGAACCATCTAGGTGCAAGCTTCTTTACTTCACCAAACAACGCCTCGTCTTGTTTTGATTGTATTTGCTTTCATTTGCTTGAGTCGATACCTAGCCCTCTGTCTATTAGTCTTTCTATACCAGCTCCTACATCAACAACACCTTTCGCAGCACCTGCAAGCCCTACACCTATTCTAGCCCCAAGTGTTTGATTGTTCTCGGGTTTGTAATTGGCCTCGAACTCTTGCTGTACTCTCGCTGTGTTGTCTATGTCACCGCTTTCGTTAGCTTTCTTGATCTGTGGGTGCTTCTCCAAAGCTGCTGCAAATATGTCATCTTGTGTGATTTCCCCACTATCAATAGATGCTTGTAATGCTGGATACTTCTCTACCATAGCATCAATAACGTCTACTCTAGTCATTGATGGCACTTTAGGCTTTGCTGCTTCTTTAGCTACATCATTCTTTTTAGCTGTCTCTATCATACCACCTATTCTCTTGGTTTCTGCCTTAAGTGTTTGCGATAACGGTTGACCTACATTCGCTTTAGGTGCAAAGCTTTGTTGTACTCCTGTGTTCTTTTGCATGAATGAAGCAAAATCAGGCACTTGTGGTGCCTGTGGTGCTTTCGGATTGAGTGGACTTGGCTTGTATTGATATGCTGTTATCACTGGTTTGTTGCTGATAGCCATACTATTTCATTAGTGATAAAGCTTTACTCTTTCATGTACTTGTTGACTTTGCAGGTGCTGTAGTCGCTTGCTTTGTTGTTTGAGTCTGTTGTGATGGTGCTGCTCACCCTAGCCCTGCCATCAATCTATTTGTTTCCTGCAATACTCTTTCTTTAGTCATGCCTGGTGTGATAGTCATTGCAGCCTGTCCAAGCAATCTCATATCACTATCTGATAGAACCCCCAGTTTCACTCCTCTGGACTTCATCTCATTTAATTTCTCAAATGTCATGTTGGCTTTGAGATAGTTCAAGTCTGCTTGTATATCTGGGTCTAACATAGCAGATGCACGAGGGAGCTTGCTCTTGCTCACTGCATCCTGTACTCTTTGTAGTCTTGAAATTAGTTCTAGTTGTGAACTATCTGCTGATCCAGGTGCTACTCATCCCATACCTGCTCCACCTACTCCGCCTATACCACCTCTTCCTACTCATCCACCTATTGAATATCCCGCTCCACCTACTGGTATATCATATCTTCATGTTTCTGGGTTCCATTGCATAACTCTCTCATTCTTACCGCTTCCAATAGAAATAGTCTTTGCAGCTTCACCTTGTTTTGTACCGTATCATGTGCTAGATGCTGCCATAACGATTTCTCTGATACCATCAGGGAGTTGTGAAAGCATTGCATTGTTCCAGCTACCGTCCTTGTTCTTCGCTATCTGTGCGAGCATAGTGATTGCCCCTTCATCTCCTGCCTTAATGTCCATACCTGCGGACTCACCTGTTGCTATGAGGTTTTGGATACTTTCCTCCATACTTTTCCCTGTTTCTTGGTTGATACGGCTCGCCTCTGCGACTGCTTTCATTTGTGCTTCCATAGCTGACTGTCTAGCCTCCGCTATTCTTTGTCCGTATCATGCAAGAACTTCAGCCGTGGCACCGGCTTGCTCTGCGTCGAATTTCTCTAGCTCTGCTTGTTTTGCTTGTTCTAGCTGAGTAATAGCGTTCTGTGTTTCTTTCTCGATACCGACTTGTTGTTCTGCATTGAATGTACTTCTACCGAACCCGCTAGTTGACGTGGCACGTTGTGCAGCTGCTGATTGCTTTTGCCCCGCCTCCTCCTGTCTAGCACGCAATGTAGCATATCTAGCATCAAGCTCAGCTTGTTTCGCTTGTCTTGCTGTTTGGTTCTTGGCTGTGAGTTGTGACTCTAGTGCGAGCCTGTCCTTCTCTAATTGGTCAGCATACTCAGACATAGGGTTGCTTGCAGAGGCACTCTTTTGCTCTTCTATCATCATAGCATTGAGCATACGTTGTGCCTTCACCGCCTCCAAAGCATCAGCCTCTTTCACTGTACCAAACTTAGACTTGACGTTGTAGGTGTCTATGTAGTTTTGGAGCCCCTGTCTATCGAGCGTAGAAATATCAGGCTTTGTGGTTAGGTCTTTAGATACTACAGGGTTTTGTGCTGTAGCTACCGTTGGTGTCCTTCTCGGTACAACTTTCCCTGTCGTCTTTGATATCTGTGTGCTACCTGGCATAGATCATGCAGGGAGCTGCTTTGGCATAGTAGCCTGCTTAATAACTGGTGGTACTGGTGCTTGTTGGTTTAATAGCATAGTTCCCAACCCTTGTGGAGTTGCAGGAGAAACAACAGGCGCCTGTGCCTGCTTCTTCGCCTGGTTATTATTTCGGACAGTATATGCTAGCGTTCCTGGTTTGTTTGGATTAACCGCCATGTGTTATATGTTATATGTAAAATTAGATTTTCTTTATTGTAGAAGAACCAGCGCCTCCTACTCCCCCAGCACCTCAGGTACTAGAAAAGGACGTGCTTGTACCATTTGTACCTGCGTTGAACAATGCTCATCACCCTCATCCTCATGCACCAGCAGTGCTTCCTCCACCTGTTCCTCAAGATCATCCAGATCATCCAGAGACTGTAGGTGTGACGGAGCCAGTAGCTGTACCTCTATATAATACTACAGCTGTACCGCCTGCTCATCACCCTCATCCACCACCGCCAGATGCACCGCCTGTTCCATTGGTTCCATTGGATCAACCACTACCCGCCACAGTAATGGCAGACGATGTGAATACTACGTTCCCTCATACTGTGATAATAATTCCGCCTCATCCTGCTCATCCCGCTCCTCATATACCACCATGAGACCCTGATTGAGAGTTAGAACCTCAAGAACCACCACCAGCACCGCAATATCAATCTATATAGAATAGATCAGTATTTAGGGAAGCTGACAATTTAGCTCATGCTACACCTCAGGCAGCAGAAGTTGCTCAAAGGACTCCACCCTCTCAGTTTGCAGTTACTGTGTAATTTGTGCTATTACCTACAATTCCAACATTGCCAGTACCTCCAGTTTGTTGCGCACCTCCAGGTCACCCTTTCCCTGCAAAGTTAAACGTCCAATTTGTGAAATCGGCATTCCCTTGTATTTTAATCCACACAATACAATTGGTTGGAGTTACGGTACAAGTTCTGGCAACAGAACCAGCAGTCCAGGATGAAAAGTTTTTAGTGATAAATGTATTGTTTGACCCTGTTATAGTTAAATTAGCATCTCCTTGCACTCAGTCAGACCCATCACCAAAAAGAGAATCTGACGACGGAAGAAAGCCTACAGCCAGTTTACCTGTAGCATCTAATATAGGGATTTTGTTTTCATCACCAGCTCCACTAGATGTCTTCACCAAAGCATCGTTACCAGGTACCAATCTAGCATCTGTCTCACCTATGCTAGTACTTGTTCCTCTTTGCGCTGCTGTCGCAATCTCTACTGTACCGTTTACGGTTTCACTAGCGTTCAATGGTGCCGTTCCTGTACTCACTACTTGCCACTGCCCCAACGACAAGTTATAGTTGTAGTATGCTGATCCAGCTTTAACCATTCTATAGTTCTTTGTTGCTACCCCATCACCACCAAGTGCAGTATCTCTTGCAGCTGTATCTGCATACTCTTTACCGTTACCACCGTCGTCGTCTAGTTTTGTATTTATAGCTGTCCTGATGTCTTTCCAGAACTGATAGTTGTCAGAAATAATAACCTTATTACCTGCCGAGTGTGATTGTGCTGAATAGTTAACTCCTGCACCCTTTTCTACTGTGATACTAGAAACATTGAGAGTGCCCGCACCTTTGCTGTCGATCTCAACAACCTGCTGGATACTTTTTCCAGGATTAATTACTGCGTATGTTTTTACTCCACTTGGAAATGTAAACGCTGGCGTGTCGTTTACATACATAGTTCCTAGCCCACCAGTATATGCTTGTGCTAGTGTTGTTTCAAATCCATCTATCAATGGTATCTTGTCAAGGTTTGCCATTACAATATGTTTTCGTAATAAAATACGTCTATTGGTTCTTTGTCTACGTTTATCCTAGCCTTATTCAGTGTCCATGTACCGCCTGTGGACGACATATTTATTGCTATGTCATTCCCTGTGGCATACATAGGCAATCTGATACGGTACTGATAAAGCTCTATATCGCTTGTATCCTCTCATCATGTCAACGGAGCCGATCCTAGTATACTAGAGCCTATGGTTTTCATAACGCCCATGCCTATATCTATGTTGTCATCATCAATAATACCATTACTCACTACCTCACCTTCCACTATAGCTGATACTGAGATGGTCGTGCCCTTGCTCTTGAATCCCACAACATCAATGCCATCAAATGTCTTGAGTAGTCCAGGCTCACCGAAGTCATAGGCTTTTGTTTGTAGTTCATACTCAATATCAATTCCATCATCAGTCAACCCTGTCTCGAACTCATACATCTGTGCCCCTGATGCAAACACATAGTGTTCTTCTTGTGCTGAGTCGATATAGAACCCATAGTCGTATATATTTGGGAAGCTATATGTGCTTCGTCATTTTGTTTTGCTAGAATACACTATTGTGGTGTCTGGCTCGTTGTCCCCGTTAGTATCAAGAGAGAAGTAATAGTTGTTGCCTTTCTTACCATAGAAAGCCACTTGTGCGTTGTAATTGAACTCTTTAATTCTATCCATAATCTCCTTGACATTGTCGCTGAGTGGCGTGCTCGTCAAAGCATTTGCCCCGTCTACCCCCGTCCTAGCTTTCAATGTGTCCACCCCTGCATCTGTAGCATACACTAGACTGTTGCCTACCCTGTGTATTGATCTGTCAGAATACCCTCAATTCTGTGCATCTATGGGTGATGATGTTTGGTCTCCTACGTTTACCGCATAGACATTATTGCTCTTGAAAGCAAGCACGCTCGTCTGTAGCTCTCATAGCCCATTGATCTGCCCGTTCTCATCTCCTCCAACTACTATTACATTTGCATTGATTGTTGAAGCGTCTGCTGGCAAAGCATCTGTATAGTACAATGTATTAGGATTGGTATCATCTCAAGCGGCAAAAACAGCATCATTCATATATGAAAGATACCTTACCTTTGGTTGTGCTGCGTATTCAGTATACGTTGTGCCATCCCACATAGCGTATTTATTCACTCCATCACACATATAGATGTTGTTTTTGTAGACTGCGTAGTCCCATCTAGTCCTTCGTGCTGACTTTGCTGTTACCGTCTCGAACTCGGTCAGTCCTGTTTTCTTTTCTACCCATGTAGTACCGCCTGCATTCAGCTCATAGAACTTATCGCCTGCATGACATACAGCTTTTGTTGCTAGTGTGCCATCGTTCTGATAAAAGAAGTATGATGTGATAGGCTTTGCTAATGCGTTGGCAAATTTCTTATACCCTAATCTTGTTTGGATTTGTCCGTCCTCGTTATAGTAGAAATTGCTCAGCTTTGAGAGCTGGTTGTCTTTGATTGTTGTGGACGATCATGTATTGAGTCATCCATCTAGTTTCTCTATTGATATAGGTCTGATGCTCATAGACTATAGGTGGAATGTAGAAGTATCGCTAGGGTTATAGTTTCCGTTCTGGTAGCTGTAGCTTATATTCATATCATCATTTATGTACGATGATAGGAGCGTTGACAATATTTCGTTGTAATCTGCTCTCATCACTGCTGCCTTGTCTATCTTGCTCACACTATTGAAAGCAAGGTATGCAGCGTAGGTACATATAGCATCGTCAAAATCCTCAGGCAGTTCGCTATCCTGTGAGTCCGTAAGGTTTGCTAGTTTCTTGTAGTATTCTATATTTATAGCGTTCCCCGACTGTGGTAGTGGGTACAGCCCTATAGATGTATTTTGGATGTAGTAGAATTGCGGTAACCCTTGTGTGAACGCTCCATTCACTGATCTCATCAACGCACTCTTTGTTGTCTTGCTCAAAGCTCTGCTATCACATAGTGGCACCTCCATCTTGATGAAGTCCGTAGGTAGTGGGTACTCTCCTACACCTGCTGTTGCTGTGAGAGCGTAGCTGTTGTATTGTGCTGGTCGTCTATGCCCACCGTCTTTTTGTACCTGGAAATATGCTCTATTCAGTAGAGAGTCAATAGTTGTGTTCCCCCATATCTTACCGTTGGGGTCTATCTTTATATATTCTGCTCTCAGCTTGATGCGGAGATCTACTAGGCTTGTCATCTTTTACAAAAAAAGTAAACACATATTGCTATGTGCCTACTATATCCATAACTCACTATTTTCAAAGATTTTTATTCAGCATCTCAAGCAACTGTGGCGTTGGTATGTCTTTGTAATTGATATTGTTGTCCACATTCATAGCGATCTCCTGCTTGTCCGTTCGCTGGAAGTTGTTCTTGAGGTTAAATATCCCACTGGCTGGGTTATACAGGCTGAGCAGTATTCATTCCTCTATATTATTCTCTACTACAAGCCTAATTCTTTTTATTGCTTCGGAAAACAATGGATCTTTAGCCTTCTCACTTATATAATCTTTGCTTACACCCAAGAACAAACACAGCCCTGACAGTGTCTTTGGTCTAGGCTGCTTCCCCTGTATCCCTTTGTCTATAAAGTTCTTTGGATCATTTAACGAATCAAAATACTCTAACGCTTTTTGTAGGATAGACTCTGGTGTATACTTTTGCGGTCTGCCATCTGGTAGATGTTCTTCCTTTGGTTTCCTTTTTGTCATGGTTATAGTTTAATCTAAATACTCTAGCGTTACTTCGTTGTCCCCTATAATAGCATCTACTGCATTAGATAGATTGCCGTTTGGTGTCGTAATGTTATATACAACCTTCTTGCTAGATTCTTTCATCCATTGCATAAACTCTTTTGCTGCTGTTTCTTTCTCTTCCTCGTCTGTTATTGCTTGGAGTGCTTCTTGTCTTTCTTTGATCTCTTTGTTAGATGGTCAGTCTTGGTATTGATAGAATGTATCTGTTCATCTAACATATTGGAACTCCATGTTCCCGAGACTTACCCATAGGTCTTTGTTGTCTCCTTTCGCTTCTTGGATTTCAATGATTGGTGTCTCTTCTAGGTATAGGTATCTCATAGATGTATATATAATGATTAAATGGTTTTTCATTCCTCGTCTATATGCTTTTGGATATAGGCTCGGTATTCAGATAAAGTGTATTGTGTTATATTCTTGTCGTCACTGCTGATAAAATCTAGGATGGACTCCATACATATTCTTACTTTGTAGCCTATGGATATAGGGGAGAAGTCTTTGGGGTAGTTCTTTGGTTTTTCCATCACTAGATTTTGCAGAGATAAATTATTCCAATAGATCGTTGAGATACATCCATGTTGGCTTCTCTGCTGTAGCAATAACCATACCGCTCTCGAACTTATTGAGATCAAACCCAAAAGCTCTCTTTGCAGTCGATGATGTATAACACATGTTTCTCTCGTTGTTACATGCCACTTTCTCTACTTGTAGTCCTGCAATAGCATCGTTCCATGAGTACAATACATTACCGAGTGATCCAGCTGATAGTGTCCATTCTGATTTGTTGTTGTCATAGTAATCCGCACTCCCTGTACTTGCATAGGTAAGTGATGATGTAGCTAGTAAGATAGCTGTAATTGTCAATAATCTTTTCATGTGTCGTATATAATAAAGTATAAAAACTTACTCCTCGCCTTCTTGCCCACTCGTTACCCTGCCGCCTAGATCAATCAATAGTCTCTTAGCAAACTCTAGTTGTACTCTATATCATGCTCTAGCCTCAGGGTCTTTTGTAGAGTCTATGC